TCTGATTGTTCCTGCTCTTCTTGACCATCACCTCCGCCATCTGCAGGGCCTGTTCCCTGTTGGTTATGGTGGTGAACGTGAACTGCTTCTCCAATCTCACCTGGTCATCGGCCAGATAAGCGATGTCGTCCGCTGAATTCTCTTCGGGATACACTATCTGGTTTGGTTGGTAGTCATTGTCTGGATCAACGAAGGTCACAATGGCCCTGTTGATCTTGTCTTTCTTGCTCTCGCCCCTGAGACTGACACCTCCTATGATGTGATCCTCTGTGATCGTGAAAACTGTTGTTGGATCGGTTGGTGTAGCGGCCACATCCGTGTCATCACCACCGTTCTCTATCTTGAGGAAATATTTTCCTGCCTGATAGGGCATAATGCCCCTGAAACCACTGAGCAACACCTTGACGTTGTTCATTATGGTCTGATCGGTCTGCACCACTGCGTTGCAGGTGAATGCCTTGCCTGTTGTTGTGCTGGTGTAACTGACCACCTGATCGCATTGATCGGCCGCTGATTTGAAACTGTCCCAATCAAAGTAATCATTGCCGAGTCCCTTGCCGAATCTTGGATTTCTCAAATAGTCCAACAGCACGGATACCGGGTTGTCATCCACCGCCACTGTTTCCGCGGCATAGGCAGTGGTGTGATCCACTCCTGTCGTCAAGGTCGAGGCATCAAAAATCTTCCTGCCGGACATCAATAACTGTATCTGGGGTATTCCACCATATGGATTGTTGTCGGCATCTTCCTGTGTCTCGATCTTCTTCCATTCAAATCTGCAGGCGATGTAGGACAGGCCACTCAATCGGTGATCCGATGTCCATCCCGGTGCCTCCTGTAGCAGGGATGATGCCACCTGCGTGTCTCTGCCATCGAAAAATTGAGCCACCAACCTGCCCTGGTATTTGCCGGTGCTTGGTGTGGCCTGCACTCCGTGGGCATATGATGACAATGGCACTTCCGTTTCATCTATGAACAATTTGGTGTAGCCATCCATCTGGCCCTCACTGACAACCAATGCCAAGTATAGGTATTTGTTGTCCGTGCCGTTGGTTGACACGAAAACACGACTGCCACCCACCCTACGTGTGCCATACACCACGGGCACACGGCTGATCGCACTGTCCTTGTTGATCAATACACCCTGTATCTGTGCCTGTTGGTTCTGGTTGAGTTCGGGTTGGTCAAAATTCAATCCAAAGGGACTGAGCACGATGTCCAAGGCATCCGTCACAAAGTCTATCGTGGTGTCAACCACGTCCTTGACGAAATCGGCCGCGTCCTTGGCCGTGTCGGTTACGAAATCTACCGCGTCATCTATGATGTCACCTGGTGATCCACACATTATGATATCCTCTTCTTGAATAGATGACCCACTGTGTCAAATTTCATAAAGTTATACAATTTCTCCACCCGATCGGATGACAGTGATACCGAACTGGCGGGACAAAATTCTCTAGCACCCTGTTGCTTGGCCCATTCCGTGGCCTTCTTTATTAATCTTATTGGTAAAAAACCATTGTTCCTGTGATCCGGATGCACATACATCAAAAGATCAATGACCTGCGTCTCCTGGCAGAAGAAATATTGGGTCTTGTAAGCGGCATACATACCGATTTTTTTGCGATCTGGCAGTTCTGCTATCCAGACTTGCCCTTTGCCGGTTTCCAGTAAATTTTGGGCTAATTTTCGCAGTTTGTCTCGGTCATATGGTAACCAGTGGTAAGCACCTTCCTGGTGCATCACGTGTCCCAGTTCCACTATGCTGTCGATGTCGTTGCTGTCGAATGTCCTAATCTTGTATGTCATAATCTTTTGAAAAAAATGTCTCCTGTGTCTTGAATCCAAAGTTCATCAATGAATGCACTGTTATGGTATGATCACTGACCTGCAGTGTCTGTATGTGATTGTCTCGGCAGTAATCTTCTATGGCGTCAAACAGGATGTTTTCTTTGATGTCCTTGTTCTCTGTGTTCTCCACGAAGAAGTATAACAGCGTGGCAGTTCTATTTTTTGGTGCCCAGGGCAGGCTGTTTAGTCCCAGCATCGCAAATCCGATCAATAGATCGCCGTTGAATATGCCGATGCTACCCTTGTAGAACGGTGAAACCAATGCCTTCTTGATGTAGGTGTAGAAGTGTTGCTCGTCGTAGTCGGTGTCAAACTTACCGGATTCCACCAGGGCCTTGTAGGCCAGTCTCACCACGCTCATAGCGTCTAACTCGTTCAAAGGTCTTGTGTTGATCACGGTCTGCATTATGCCCTCCCCCATTTGATGTCTTTGACTATGCCGGCGGAGAATTCCATACCCTTGTCATTGGGAAAGAATATCTGTTGGCTGGCCACGTTGGTGGTCCTGCCCGCCTGTTTCTCGAAGTCCGCGAACTGCGTGGCACACTGGATTGTCAGCGTGGCCGTCTTCTCGGTCTCCTGTATTGAAAATGTGGTTATCCTGCCATCGAAATACTGGAACACGTTCTGTGTGTTGAGATTGTTGTTGTTGTCCAGTATCGCCCGGTAGATCACTATGCGCCTGTCAATGTATTCGTTGTTGGTGACCAACGCTATGGTTGTGAGGTCAACCGCTGTGAATGATATGTCTATGCTACCAACACGGATGTCCGCCGTCTCTGACACGTTGCCAAAACCTATGAACTGTCCCTGTGCCGTGTATGTGTTGATGCCGGCATCCGGTGCAGTGGCCGAGTCATAGTTGATGTCTATGCTGGCATTGGTAAGATAAACTGGTGTGTCAAGATGCAGTTCCAACAGGTCAGCCACCACCAATTGCTGTGTGCCTAGTTTGGTCTGTAAAGAACTTGATAGGTTCCTGGCCATTACAATTCCTCTCTTACTTCAATTTCGTATCTGTAGAATCCTTCCACGTCAGTAGCGAATGTGCTCTGGTCCGAGTTAAGGAAAACCCGGAATGGCACGTCGTTGTAGGTGACCGTGGTCGCCCCGGTTACCGCTGTGGTCAGTGCCGGAAATATGTTTATGGTGTCTATGGTTGAACCATCTAGGTTGGTGTCCGCTGTCAGTTGGTAGACCTTGTTGTGGTTTGAAAATTTTATGAAATCACCTGCCTTGAGTGTGCCAGTGCCTCCGGACACAGGTATCGCTGTGCTACCCGCGGTGATGTTGTAGGCCGGATCGATGCTGGAATCATCGACCACCGTCACCGTGCCAGTGGCAGTGCCTGATGTGGATGCTATCACTGGTGGTGTTATGGTGAACGATTCCAACCTGCCGTGCTGGTTGTTGATGAATGCGTTCACTGTCTTGAAATCTGAGAGGGACAATGGTATGGAAGTCATCTTGAAACTGAAAAACTGTCCTGCCACGCTGGCCCTCTGAGTCCTGCCTGAAATGCTCGTCGTCACCCTCGTGTTGGTGTTGGATTTGAATTGTATCGTGTTGAAAAATGTTGTTGGAAATGTGCCAGCCATTATGTCAGTGCCCTCCTACCTCTCTCGTTCATTGCTTGGTTGATAACACCTATGATAGTGCCCTGTCTGGCCCTGATCAGGTTGTCGAATCCCTGTGCGTCCACGGTGTTGATGTTGAATGTGACGTTGACCGGTTGGCCCGATCCCATCTGTTGATTGTTGGCTATCCTGCCGGGTGTGTTTGGAACGAACATCTCTGGCCCATTCTCGCCCACTATGTAATCCTGGCCAGGCACCACTGGACCACCTCTCTGTCTTCCTTGATATTCTGTGGCACGTATGGCATTGATCTGTGATGCCACATATCCGGCCGCACCCGCGGCGAACAAAGCACCAACCAGAGGACCACCAATTTTATTTCCTGTTGCGAACGCACCCAATACAGCAGATTTACCTGCTATCAATGCCTCGGCAATCTGTAATGCCTTGTAGGCCTGGAATGCTTTCTTGTTCTGTTGGGCGGCCTGTTGTAGCAGGTCCCTGCCGGCCGCAATGACCAGACCCTTCTTCTCTTCTTCTGTCTTGCCTGTTAGGTCTATGTCTTTGGCCTTGCCGTTCTTGATCAGTTCGATATCCTCTTCCTGTCTCCTACGTCTTGCTTCAGCCTCTCTCTTGTAGATCTCTTCACGTTCCTTGGCGGCGATGTCTTCCACCTTGGTGATAAGGTCAGTGTATTTCTGATAATTTTCTATGTCCTTGTTTCTCAAGGTTTCCAATCTCTGGATTTTCTCCCTCTCTTGCCTTAAATTTTCTTGTAATGCGTCCTCCCCGAGGATCGCCATCTGTTCTAGGAATTTTTCTTCTTTTTTCAACAATTCCTGTAATTCCGATTCTCTCTTCTTGAGTTCTTTTGATTGCTTGGTGGCCGGATCTTCTATGATCATAGCGTCCTCTATGGCACCTATCGCTTCCTTGAGTTCCTGTGCCTTGGCCTGCTCGATAACATTCTGCAATCCGTCATCTAGGGCATCCGCACCTTTCTTGGCCGCAAACAAACCAGCACCCAGTGAAACCAACCCAACCGTCAATTTCAGGATTGGATTTTTCAACATCGTGGCATTGAGTATGCCCATTGACACCGCTGTGGCCCTGATGGCCGCCGATGCCCTGTAGAAATATGCCGCCAGTTTCAATGCCACTATGGCCTGTAATGCGAACTTGACAAGATCGGCGTTTTCCTTGACGAATTTCAATGCGTTGCTGACACCCACCGTGGCGTTGGCCAATGTTATGCCCAGTGCCCTTGCGTAGATGTCTATGGTTTGTTGGTTTTCGGCCAATATGTCATTGAATGAACCAAACTGCTCCTCCAGTTCACCAACAAACTCTTCTCCAACCACACGTTGGAAATTGAATAACTTGTCACCTATCATTGACACAACACCATCAAAGGTCTGTGCTAATGATTCGGCCGCGTTGCCAAATTCACCACCGGGACCAAATGTCTTCTGTAGGGCCGCCGCGGTCTCTTCAACGGTGACCTTGACACCTTGCTTGAATCCAAGCAATGATGTGACACCTTTCTCCCTCAATAGATCCGCCGCACCTATACCACCGCTCAATGCCCTCTGTAGTTGTTCACCCGCTGTCTGGAAATCCAGACCTGTTACGGCCGCTATGTTTCCCGCTAGTTGTAAATTGTCTCCCAATGCCGCGGCATCTTCAGACACCACTGCCAGGTTACCCGAGGCCGCCGCTATCTGATCCAGTGAGAATGGAACTGTGGCCGCAAATTCTGACAGTGTCTCAAAGGCCTTAGCACCCTCAGTGGCACTGCCGAACAGGAACTTGAATCTTAATTGTAAATTTTGGACTGATCTACCAACATCAACGAAACTCTTAATGGCCTTGGTGGCTCCTATGGTCGCCAGGGCACCTGACGCCACTTTGGCCGCCGTGCCAAGACCACCCAGGGCTCGCTCACTCTTGCCCAGACTGGTATTGAGGTTGTCTATATCCTTTTTGTTTCTTACCCGGACATTAACGTCCACGTTTTGTTGAACCATAGTTCGTCTTCTGCCTCCTCATCTGCCTGTTGGTGGCATCTTGTTCAAATTTGAAGTAGGCGGACCAGAGGTCCAGTTCCAACGTCGATAATTGCACCACCTTTTCGATAGGCATCTTTAACCTATCGGCCAACACGATGAGCAACCTTAGTTCGCCGTTGGATTCTACTCCTTTGCCAATTCCTTGGCAGTGGGTTTGACGGCGGCGTTGTTGATCACACCACACACCCTTGTTATCACGGATGGATCCGCCTCGTTCATAAGGTTTATCCTGTCCGCGTCATTGAAGATCCTCTTGCCCTGACTGTCTCTGGCTTTGACTATCAGGCTCTCTATCAATGCTTCCACTACCTTGCCCTGTGTCTGCAGTTCTATTATCTTGGACTCATCCTGGAAAGAATAGGTCCTCCTGTAATAGATCTCCATATCCCACTCGGGCACTTCTAGTTTGTGCAGATCACTGCCTATCTGTCTCTGGTAGTGATTTGCTATCTTGCTTATTGTTGCGTTTGACATCATTTTCTCCTTGATTTGGTTCGTCTTGCAACCTCCGTAACGGCAGGTCGAACTATACCGTTAGGGGCCTGTTTCGAATATCCGTTGTCCAAGCGATTGATGTAGGGAACCCGGTTTGATATGCTGTATCGCATCTTGGATTCTCTGCTCTGCTTCCAACCCTTCTTGGCCCGACCAGACTTAACTGGTGTCCTCCTCTTTATTGTCCTAAAGAGGTCGTCGGATATCAGGCGCACCCGATCCGCTACGGCATCTGCTAGCGAATTGGTGACCTTGTTTGCACTTGGTGTAACTTTCACTGAAAGCATAGATTATTATAACTCAGTTCTAGTTAAAGCACCACTTCCTTGGAAAGTGATCGACGCCTCTACCATTCCGTCAAAGTTTGACGTGATAGAATGACCCGTGATGATCACGCTTCCGTTCAATTTTACGCCAGTAGTCTCGCCTGAAGG